CGGTGATGGCGACATTGTTGGCATTCTGCGTGGACATCGTGCCGAGTCCTGCTGCGGTGGTCTCCAAAGTGGAGACGCGGCCTGTGAGGGCTGTCGCTGCGGATTCGATGGAGTTGATGTCACCTTCGGCAGTTGACACACGGCCTGCAAGGGCTGTGGCTGCTGACTCGATGGCGTCGATGTCGCCTTCGGCTGTGGTGACGCGTGCGGCCAGAGCAGAGGCGTCGCCTTCGATGGTCGTGGCGCGGCTCTCAAGCGCGTTGATGTCGCTCTCTGCGGTGTCGAGGCGTCCGTCGAGGGCGCTGTCGGCTGCTTCGAGTGTCGCCACGGCCGAGCTGAGGGCGCTGGAGGCGGAGTTGGCGAGGGTGGTGATGGCTCCGTTGAGGCTGGAGTCTGCGGCCTGGAAGGCGCTCACGACCTCCGTCAACGAATCAAGCGATCCTTGTGTGGTGTTCGAGAGGACCGAATCAATGCGTGATCCGAGGGCTTGCTCCGCTGCGACGGCGCGGGAGTTTTCGGAGCTGATGCTGGAGTTCAGCGTCGAGACTTCGGATGCGAGGTCGGCGTTGGTAGCGAAGTGGCCTTCGCCGCCGATGACAACTGAGGTCGAGCCATTGCCGATCCAGAGTTTGTCATCCACGAAGCTATGGGCCAACTCGCCGAGAGCGAGGCCGGTAGGGGCGCCGGAGGCACCTGTGAGTCTGCGTTTAATGCGTAGGGTATTAGCCATGATGTTTTGGGGGTATTGGGGGTTGTTACTGCGGGGTGGTCCTAAAACTCACCGCCGTCCGTGTCGGACGAGATGGGCTTGTAGGAAAGGGTGTCCACATCCCAGCGGTGCGGGATGTTGGTATCTGCGGGAAAGTAAATGCGGGCTACGGTGCCGGGGTTCGGGAAATCGGCCACGGAGTCGAAGCGCTGCACATCGTCGAAATCGTCGGGGATCATCGCGCCGGAGATTTGACCCGAGGAGTCGAGCTGGGGCAGAGCGATATTCTGCGCCGCGCCGGAAAAGGGATTAAAGAAAACCTGCGACATTTACGCGTAGGGCGGGAATTTAATCTCGACGCTGCGGATCTCCGCGTTGTCGGCCGTGGGGGGATTTGCTCCGAAATAGGTATTCACGATTCGGGCTACCGAGGTGCCATTGAAGGTGAACTCGACATAGCTTGTGTTGTTCGTCGCGGGGGATGTGAAACGAACATTTTCATACTTCGTATAAGCGGGAGTGGGAAAACCTGTGCTAACCCGCAAAGCCCCATCTGGTGTGGCTTGGACGGGCTGGACAATGCCAGCGGTGTTGCGGGCGGCGATCTGAATTGTGGGGTTACTCATGTCGTTAATTTAATTATGGTGAAGGGTGTCAATAGGGGTGTTATTGGAAGCTGGCGGAGTAGCGGCGGACCTCGCCTTTGCGCAGCCACGCGTCGTCCATTCGCTGTTGCAGGATGCCTTCGGCGCGGGCGAACTGGTAGGTGGCCTTGTCCATCTGGCCGTCCTCGGAAAGCGTCTCAGCGAGCGCGTAGAATTTAAGGTAGTCGGCGAGGAACGCCGGGATGCGATGGCGTAGCCAGAACTCCTCATTGGTCGGGAGATTGCCGGTGGTGTCGGCGAGGGCTTCGTAGCAATCGCCGGTCGAGTTGTAGTAAACGAGGTCGCCAGCGGAGTAGGTGTTGGAGGAGTTGAACGCGGTGCTGGTGAATTTTGGCTGAGGCAGCGAGAACTCCACATACACCGGACCCGAGACATAGTTCTCGTCGATGATGACGAGGCTGTCGCCGGTGATGACAAACTCCAACTTCTGTGTGACGGCATACTCGCTTGGTTTGTCAGCGTAAACCGCGACAACATTACCGATAGGCGTCTGGCCTGTCTGGATGAGCGGAATGTAAGGCAACGCATCCTCGGGAGCTTCGTTGCCGGAATCCTCGACATAAGTGGCCGTGGCGCGGTCGTTCCACGCGACATTCAGCGCAGTGTCGATATTAGAAACCTCGCCGCTTGTTGTGGTGCTCACCCGCTTGATGCGCCACACAAGGTCGGAAAATTCCGAGCCCTGCACAGCGCGGCCAATGTAGGAGGTCGTGCCTTGGTAATCGTGCTCGTAGGTGTAGCCTCCTTCGGCAAAGCCAGTGCCAAGCACAACCCGCTTCTCCGTGTAGTTCGTCTCCGGCCAATCGAAAAATGTCCAAGCCGTCGCGGCAGCGGTGGTCAAATACTCGGCGAGCGCCGTGGCTTGAGAAGCCATGAGCGGCTGCGCGGGGTCGATGCCCATGCGGGAAATCACGCCATCGCGGACGGTGCGGTAGGGAGTGGCCTTCATTGTGGGCCTCCTTGCTGCAACGCTGGCAGGGTGCCTTGGCGGCCGATCTGGGCGTTTTGTTGTTGCTGCATCTGGAAGTTGAAGCCCTTCATGCGGGCTTCGATCATGCTGCGGAAAATCTCGTCTTGCTGGAGGCGTTGTTGCAGGGCGGGGTTCGCTTGGATGATGCCTTGCAGGACTTGGGCGCGGAGTTGGTGGTTTTGGCCTTCGCCTGGTAATTCCGGCTCGGTGCCTGCGGCGATCTTCGTGAAGGCGAGTTGCTCTTCGTTGGACTCGATGGCGGCGGCGGGGCCGGGGTCGCGGACGAGGATGTCGGCGAGGTTTGGGTCAACCGCAGCCATGATGAATTTGACAAGCCCGGCGCGGTCGATGACACCGGCGACATCCATAGGGACGATGGCTTGGCTGATATAATTCAGCTTCACGCCGAGGGCTTCGGCGTCGAGGTTCTTGGCGTCCCAATCAATGATGAGGTCGAACTTGCCTTGGATGCTTTCGCGGTCGGCCTGGAAAGGCAGAGCCTGTCCGCCTGAGACGCGGAGGATTTGCACCGGCAGCATGTATTGCTGCATGAGTTGATAGGTCTGCGTGACGATGGCTTTGAAGTCGCGGAGCCAGCGATCAACCGTGTGCTGGGTGACGAGGGCGACATAGTTGGGATCGACTCCCTCGCCTGCCATGCCGAAGTATTCATTCACATCGCGGCGCACGGCGCGTTCGATCTCGATGGTGCCTTGGTCAAACGGTGGGGGCTGCATCCAGCCAAACTCATTCGGGCGGCGTTCGGGAATCTGCACGGCTGGGCCAAGGATGATGTCGAGCTTGCCACGATTGGCAGGCACGCGCATGGGGGGAAGGATGGCGATTCCGGCGCGGTCTGTTCTGTAGTCGCGCTGGGTTTTGATCTCGGCCTGCATCGTCGAAACGATTTCGGGGATGCCACGGGCTTCGAGGATGCACCGGCTCACACGCTCGCGGGCCAACTCGATGAAGGGATACTCGCCGTGGGAGTAGGGAGAAATCTCCTCCTTGGCGAAGATGTCAACATTTGGGTGCATGACGCGGCACATGACTTTTGTCGCGCCGGTCTTCTCGTCGGTCTCCTTGCTGTAAACATGCCAGATTTCCACCAGGTCGCGGTGGTCTTGCCAGAGTATGCTGTCGCGGCGGTTGTGGTTCTGCTGCGAATAGACGGGCCAGAGGCTTGCGCCTTTGTAGTTCTCGGCCTTCGTGTAAAATTCGTAGGGGTAGCCTTCGGTGAGCGTGCGTTCCTCCAGCTCCTCGCAAGTCACCATCTCGCGACGGGCGATCCATGGGGCGCGTTGCAGGTCGTAGGTGGCAGTGGGGAAAATGATGTCGTTGAAAGGCTCCAATGCCGTCCACTCGGGCTTGCTCTCGAAAATGTAGGGCTCGGTGTATTCCACCGTGCCGCCTTCGCGGAGCTTGCGGATATTGGCGGCGGTGCCGGTGCCGGGGGCAAATTGCTCGGCCAGCTCGATAGCCACTTCCTCTTGGAGTGGATCAAGAATTGCGCCGATGAGCATGGCGAGCGGGGAGGCGGGGTCGCCCTGCTCTTGGGCCATGACGATGAGGTCTTCGAGGCTGACGGATTTTTCCTCGATGCGCGTCGTGGTTTTCCAAAACACGCCCATGATGGCAAGGCCATAGGTAGCGCGGATGTTGAGGGCGAGTTCGAGTTCGCGCCGGAGGTCGGAGGCGCAGTGCGTGAAGAGCATCCACTTCAGCACAGACTCGGCTGCTGTGCGGGACATGGCGTCGGTGGATTCCACCGGCATCATTTGCAGGCGGGCGGCAAAGGTGGAGGTGAGGCAAAGCTGGGTCTCGCGGTTGCAAACAAGATCGGCGAGGCGGATGCGGCTGTCGGCAGCGCCTTCCCAGGGGAAGACATTTTTGCCGTAGTTGCTGGCCCATTTGCGGCCGTCCGAGGACTGCCCGTCCCAGAGCGACATGCGGGTATCGTAGTTCCGGCTGCGCACGGCGGAGAACCAACTGCCATCGGTGGCGGCTTCGGTGAGCTGGCCCACCCAATACTTTGTGTCGCGGTCTGGCTCGTCGTTGGAGGACTTCATGCGAGGAAAGAGTTGCCAGAGGCCGCTTTTAATGCGGTTACGGCCAGCGCGTATGAAATGACCAGGGAAACAAGCCCCGCCGCAATGCGTGAACTGGCAAAAATTGGTAGCAGGCCACGGAATTGAACCGTGTTCCCGAGGGTATGGGCCTCGTGAGTTGCCGTCTCTCTCGCCTGCATTTTAAAAATATCCATCATGCTGCTTTGAGGCCCGGCATGAGGAGCATGGTCTTGCCTGTGCCGCCGCAGCGCACGACGCACTGGGGGTAGTTCCGCTTGAACCATGGGATGAAGTCTGGGTCGTTCCAGCAACCGGGGAGTTGCCAGTTCCAGAAGTGGTAAATCTGAGCGTCGATGGAGAGAGTCAAAGCGCCTACGCCCTCGATGGCGCGGAGGTCTTGCTTGGCGTGGTCGGCGGCGATGAGGTGCTGGCGGGCGTCGGCTTGGACGGCCTTGGAGTTCCACTGAGCGAGGAGTTCGTTTTTTACGCCCTCGGCCACTTCGCCGGGGATGTCGCTTAACGCTTCTTTGAGTATTTCCATTATTGAAAAGGGGAGCCCCGGTTGCCGGTGGCCTGTCCGCAGGGCGAGGGGCCACCGGCAAGGGCTGGGGGGCGGGTGTTACGCAGTAGCTGCGAATTTTCCGAGAACCTGCGGGTTGCTCACGGCAACGCCGAAGATGGCGTCGCAGAAGCCACGGCGTCCGCCGCCACGGTCTTCGAGCTCTTCCATGCGAGGTTTGCGATTGAAGCCGATGGAAACGAGGTCCATGTCGAGCACATAGCCACGAGCGGCCGAGACGGCTGCTGCCGCGCCATGGGCGAGGTAGGTGGACACATGGAGTGACAGGATGCCGAAGTCGCCTTCGTAGATGTCGATGGTGTTCACGATTTTTTTGTCCTCAACATTGCTGTTGAAGGTGCGGACGCTGGACATGACATTCGTCGAGCCAGTCTGAGTGCGGATGAAGTTTGTGAACGCACGCTTGAGGGCGACGCCGCAAACGAGGTCGTAGTTCCGGCGAGCGCGGCGCACGCCGTAGATGCTCTGAAGCACATCGATGACATTGTTCTCGGTGAGAGAAGTGGTGGCCGTCGTGTTGATCGAGGCGGCTGGGGTGCGGAACGCGGCATCCACTGCTGTGGCTGTGTCGGATTGCGCTGTGGCTTTGATCCACTCGCCAACGCCACGGGTCTTGTAGGGGTTCGAGCCGGACTGCACTTGGCTGTCGTTGTCGCTACCCATGATGGCCTCGATGTCGATCTTCAGCTCAACGAGGGCTTTGGCAGCGGACTTATTAAAAGCCTGCTTGCGGCCAACGCCTGCGAGGTCAGCGACATTCTCAACGAGGTCGTCCACTTGGAACGAACGGCGCACTTTCTGGATGCGGCCGCTGAGGAGGACGCGGTTGGCGTGCTGGTCGTCGAAAGAAGACACATCGTCGTTAGCAAGAACGCCTGCGGTTTGCGGGTCGTTGTAGCGGTCGGCGGGCCACTGAAAAAGAACATTTTGAGGCTCTTTTGCTTTCTTGCACATTGAAAACAGGGGGGTGTCGCCGGGTTCGATGAGGACCATCGCGTCGGAAAGATCCTCGCGTTGGCCTTTGACTGTGGTGATGGGGGTTGCTGCCATAATAGTAGTTTGGGGGGATTAGGTTTTGGGGTTGGTTAGTTGAAAAGTGAGGCGACGAAATTTTCGGCGGCGTCACGGTTTCCAGACTTCTTCAACGCTTCGAGCGGGTCGGCTTGGGATTTGGTCTTGGGGGCGGCTGAGGGACTGACAACTTTCGGGGCTACGGCTGGCTTGGCGGCTGCCGGTGCGGCAGGCTTGGCCTTGGCTGTGGCGGCTTTCTTTTGGATGGCCTCGGCTTGCTGGAAGCGGAGGGCTTGTCCACGAATGGCGTCACCAATG